AAAACCCTGATAAGCGGCAGTGGTCGTCTCGTCAATCATGGTGTAGATTGATTCGAGAGTCGTGCCGAAGACATCGCTGGCGGCTTTGTTGACTCGAAAGTCAGTAAAGGCGTCCGGCTTGTTGTAGCCTGTCGATTGCGCTGCCGTGTGTGTGGTGTCGTAAATCGGGTTACCTGGACGACGGGCGAGGGTCAGTCTATTAGTAACTTCGAGGTTCGACCCTGCGATCAGCGCGTCGCCCGAGGAGTCCGAATAAAACTTTTCAGCGATGTGACTGCTGGACGCAGCGCGCAGTGGGGACCGATTTGTGTTGATGCCGTTGAAGAACCTCCCAGTATAAAGGGGGGCGTACTTCGGTTGCTTCTGTGGCTGTCCGCCGCTCGCTGCAATCTGACTCATGATGACTCCTAAATGCTACATTCCCAGTACAGCCACGCCATGCCTATCTGGGTAGGGGGGTAGTTATTCGTAGGGCCACGTGATACCCAGGTGATTCCGTTGTCATTGATGGTGTCCCCTAGGCTAGAGATGCTTGGCAACGGGTTTGTTACCCCCGAGATGCCTGAGTTCTCTGCTTGCCAATAGTAGTCAACGTTAACAACCACTATGGCTCCCAATCCGTAGTGTGTGGCGGAAGCCCATGCCTGTGTCGAAGCGTTGTCGTTGTCCGCCCAGACGAAGGAGTAGAAGTTTGTAGTCAAGCCGACATACGTGCTGGAAGCTACCTGAACTCCGTCGATAGAGAACAGCAAAGTTCCTGCGGTGGTTTGCTTGATGCTGAACGTGTGTGCGAGTCCGTCCGTTTGCACAGGAACGGCTGTGTTGATGACGGCGGGTGTGACCTGTCCGCCAAGGAATACTTGCCAGAACTGGTCTTGTCCAAGTGTTGGGGCGTATCGGAAGCCCACGATGTTATAGCCTGTTGGGGAGATGGTCGTCGGTGGGTTGAAGGAACTTTGGTCCATCATACCAATCCACGTCTGAGCTTGGTTGTAACTGGAGTTCAGGACGACCTTGACCTCCCAATCGGTCAACGTCGATAAGATGATAGGGCCGAACAGGGTGAAACCATTCGTACTCCGCTCGTACATACCGCCCGAGCTACCCTGTCCGTTACCGCCCGGATTCTGCAACTCATAATAAGTGGGGACTGTCGCTGTTGCTGCAACCCCTTTTCCCCCGGCTCCGGTGCTGTACGGATCAGTGGCTATCGAAATGCCGACGCCGCTGCCGACTCCTACCCCGCTGTTGCTTCCGTTCGCTGCGCTCCAGTAATGCCAATCTGCGATGGAGGGGCGAGGACCGATAGGTGCGGGAGCCGCAACCGCCTGAAGATTGACGTTACCGCTACCGAGGTCTGTGATGACGACGCTCGCGTCCGTCGATTCGAGGTTGAGAACCTGCTGACTGGAGTTCAGCGTGCCGTTGTTCTTGAAGGTGACTGGGAGATTTGGAGCGATCCAACTGATGACCTGATTCGGAATCCACGTGCCCACATCAAATGTCGACCCGCTTACGACCTGCTGCACGTTGGGTCCCCAGCAGGGTTGACCCGCTGCAGAGTAGCCCGTGACCTTGTAATAGGAGTTGTTGGGCACCATGAAGTCATTTCCCCAGACGTACTGTGCGGGAGATGTGCTCACGCTGCCCGAGGAATTCAGGAGAATCTTGATCGTGAGGCCCGAGCAGATATTGCCCACGCCCGAGATGGTTTCGTCTTGGCTCAACTCCAGCGTGAGATATCCGAGCGCGAGGAGAGCGCCCTCGGAGTCTTGAAAGTTTCCACCTATTAACTGCGTTGTAGTCGGGGTTGGCATGGGTCTCCTAGTAGTAGTACGGCAGGTTGAATCGCACGTTCATCGACCAGACTAGCAATCCCTGCGCAGAGTACGCGCGAAAGATGTAGGTCGCGGGGCCCCAGAGCGAGCCGCTGATGACGTTCCCGTTGGCGTCGAGATTGAAGAGGACTTCCTTACCCGAACAAATCTGCGATGAGCCGATGAGTTGGTCGTTCATCAGTTGCACCTTCAAGGTGCCGAGTGCTAACGGCGCACCGCTGGCGTCCTGAAAACCGCCAGTGCCCGCGAGAGAGGTCAATCCCATATCTGCCTCCTACATCGCACGTGCTTGCGTGCCCATCTGCTTCGACTGCGGATTCTGATAGAGGGCTTCCCAGTTATTCAGGAAGATGTTCTTTTCTTCTTCTGTCAATCCTTCAGCACGTGCCAAAATTCCCGCTTTGAACTTTTGGTTTGCACCTTCAGAACGAGGATCATCTGCAAACGCCCAAAGCAAACTTAAAAAGCCCCACTCATAAATATACTCCATGAAGTCGGGGAGCGGTGCCCACGTCTGGTTGATGCTGGTGACCTGGGGCGCTGTCAATTGAATGTGAAGACTGACGGGATATGCCTTATCAGGCGCGGACGCCAAACGAAAGGTGACGTTCCCGTTTCCGTCTTCGACGTGGGGGCCGATGAACTGCGGTCGATTCTTGCTAGATTCGAGTGAGAGGTTGTTCTTGACTGTCAACTCCCACCACTTAGGCGGGGTTGCGCCAATGTCCAGAATACTCGCGTGCTCAATATGCGAGAAGTTCGGAACCGCGACGGTGTAGTCCTGGGTAGACAAAGCGGTGAAGGTCCCGACTGTGTCAGTGCCGTTAGCTAGCGTCGGAACAGACGCGGTGAACTGCGACGACGACGCTGTGAGAATGACAAGCAGTTGCCCGTTCAGGCCAGTCAGCGTAGCGAGCGCAGAGGGGAGGACGGGACTCCCAACGGAGAAGGTATTCGGCGCAGTCACCGTGACCACCCCGCCGCTAATGCTCACGACGGTTGAAGTCGCTACAGCAGCGGTGGGGTTGCACGTAAAGCCGATTTCTAAGTTCGACCACCACCAGTCAAACGGGGGGCTCATGATGCTCTGGAGAACCATTTGCGCGGACGTGAGCGCGGGCTCCAGAGAGTTACCAATCACGGGATTGCGCTCGAAACTGAACCGCTTCGCCCAGTTCACCGTGTCCTGTATGGTTTTCGTCGTAATTGGCATGATATTCCTTTACTCTTGCTTGCGAAGACGACTGATGACTACCGTGCCCCAGACAATCAACGAGAACTGTCCTAACCACTCGCCCAGATAGATGAGCCCATCTCCGACGCTGTAAATTCCGTCTTTGAAGTCGAACACGTCTGCGAGGAAGTTCAAATGCGTCTTGCTGGTCATCACGCAGTGTACGTCATCAATCATCCCAGCGGGAAGCGTTCCGTCGATCCCGTACTCTGCTGCCATATCTTTCCACTCAGCCGTGGCCTTGGCGACGAAGACTTTTTCTTTCAGGGTGTTGATTTCGACAGGGAAGGTATCGTGGTTGGCGTTAAGAACAAGTTGGTTTAACCCTGCGCCACCCCAAGTGATTGCGATAGGGGTGAGGAGAATCCACAATGCGGTCTGGCGGAGAAACTTGAACATGGGGTCCTTAAAACAGGGCATCCGTCTTACGTGGTCTGCTTGCGCAGGCCCCTGCTCCACGATTCGCAAATCAAGCTCAGCAGCGAACTTACTGTTAGTATCCCCACACGCCGTACGGGTTGGCGGGGGATATGGGGTTCCATCCCCACGAGGTATCCATCACGTTGTAGGAGGGAACGAATCCAAAATCATCCTGCTCACGACTTCCTTGACGCACTGCTGCGTCCAGAGATGCCATCCAAATCTTGTACTCGTCCTGAAACTTTGCTCGAACTTTCGGATCGGGCGAGCGCCGATAGCACTGGCAGAAGAAGCCGTTCTGCAGATATGTGAACCAGTCATCAGGAATCGGCTCAAGATACTGCCCTAGTGACGTAAACTTCTGTGGCTTCTTTTGCCCGATTGGGGCGATCTGCCACACGGGCCCAGTTTGGCTGGGCATCGGGTTGATGCGAAAGCCTTGCGCGTCAGGATTAACTGCTGTCCAGATGACGCCGCCGTCCGTTACCGTCTGGGCGGACTGCGTGGGATTCGAGACCGTGGGGTAGAGATTATTGGGGTTCTGATTTGTCAGAAACGGATTCGTGCCGCCGCACGTCCCGTACTGCGTCAACATCCAGAGGTTACCGAAGGCGTCGACGACCTGCGTGATCGGGTTGGCGGGCATAGAGAGCTGTCCGAGCGGATTCGTGTAAACCACCCCTGGGCCTGGGTTGACGAGCCCCGACAGGCTATCAATCGATGACTGGCCCCACACGCCGTAAGTCAGCGTCTCGTTTGAGAGCGTCTCGATCTTGGCCCACCGCGAGCTGATACCGTTCGGGCTAGTCAGCAGGATGTCCCGCTTGACTTCGATGACGCAATAGGGCTTAGGGACCTGTGTCGAGGACGTGTTATACGCGCCGCAGCTTTCCAGCCAGCCCAGCGTCAGATAGTTCGCCGCGTAGTCCTGCTGCCACGAGTTGATGAAAAACGGAGTGATGTTGATGCGGTTGAACTTGAAGTTGAACGGGGAGCCGTGGGAACTACCAGCGAGCATGGCAGTCATGCAATCGTTGATAGCGGATGTGGCGACAATCTCGTACGATCCGCCAACTGGCAGCGTTGGCGCTAAATCTCCGAGGCTGCGAGTTATATCGACCAACTCCTGAAGGGTTCGGCTACTGTTCGACATGATGCTCCTTAAAAGAAATAAGCGGGACGTGTACTAAGCACGCCCCGCTGTACTCATCGTTCATGAAGCGATGAGTTGATAAGACCTACCTCAATGTGGTCGAGGCGATATTCTCCCTGTATTTGTCAGCAGCATCAACCATGCGTCCCGACTCCACGTCGAACGTGGAGAAGCGGCACTGCACAGAGCCTGACATGGAGTTGTTCGTTTCGAACATCGTCGCACGGGTATACTCGTCCCGTGCCCGCTCGAAGCGTGCTTTGTCAAACTGGCCGTCCTGCGGAGCCGTGTTGCGACCCTTCGCATCGAAGAAGAAGTTCTTCTCGATCGGAGGTGCCCACGTCTTGCCACAACGGAGACAGCGAACCCAGATGTCACCGTTAATCATCTGGTGCTTCATGATGGCGTACTGGACGTTGTTTCCGCCCGTAGTCAACACTCGCATATCACGAGGGGTGACGACTCCGCCCTTTTTGTGCGTGCAGATTTTGTAGCGATACGCGTCGGTCGCGTCTTGCTGGGCGAAGGTCCGACCTTGCTGCTCACGGTCTTCCTTCTGCTGCTTCTCAGAGATGTCACGGTCAGCCAACCGTGCTTGCAAATCTTTGATGTGGTACTCACGTTCCTTCTTTTCCAGAAGTTTCGCTTCGAGTTCAGCTTTCTTGAGTTCCAGGGAGAGTTGCTTTTCCTGTAGCTCGATGGCCTTAATTTGCTCGTCCGTGTTCAGGACTTTCTTCTCTTCTGACATGACTCCTCCTATAATTTTCGTTGCATTGTGGACAGACCTTAAACCCGCCTACCCACTGGTGTCCTCTACTCATCGAGTCGCCCCCCTTGATTACGAAAGGCCTGGCGCAAGGAGTTATAGCGATGAAATGCGGGGGTGGTCGCAGGCTTACCGAACACTTCATCTGCTTTCTTTTCAGAAATGATGCCTTTCAAGATCAGTTGAAGCGTTACCGTACGCCAACCGCGATATTTCTCTGTGGTTGGAATATTGTGTTCGTCGAAACGAAACACCGTCAACTCAGGCATAAAACCAATCTGCATCCACGCCCCGACTTCTGGTGGGAGAGATTCCCGTTGTACGACAAGAGTTACTTTTCCCGCTTGGGGGTGAGTTCGTGTCCAGCAGTTTACTCCCGCTTTTTGCAGAAGTCGCACGACCGTACTGGAGTGCATCACCCTTCCAATTCTAGCCCCCTCATCAGCATAATCGGCTCTGTCAAGCCATTGGTATTCCTGTGCGGTCTTGTCGTTGAACTCTTTGCGTTCTGCCAGAGTTTCGAGCGACTCTTGTGTCGGTGCCGCATCACTTATCCGCCCCGCATACTCTGCGATGGCTTCTATCAAGGCAGGGTCTTCCGCCCCTAATAACTCCTCGCCGTACGACTCCCACCACGCTTCATCAGGTCGTAAACGGGTGCCCTGATGCTTTGCTATCTCTTCAGGCGTGAGGGTTCCTGCGACGAGTGTCGGCGCTGATGCTTCCCAACGGTCGAAATAATCCTGGTTCGATAAGGACATTTAATTCCTCCCCCATGAGGCATACCATGTCCCGAAGTAAAGACCTACCGCGAACCGCACGCCTGTTGCAATACCTTCAGGGTCACTAACGGATGGCGACCCGTCATATTTCACGTATGAGATGCCAATCCATCCCCCCGTGTTAGCCCGACGCTTTTCCCAGCGCACGCGTGTTAAATTGAACATCTCTCCTCCGATATGTGCTCAAGGCTCCTCCTCTTCGAGTTAGGCTCGTCCCGCAAATAACAGGAGGAGCCTCTGCACTCATTGGTGCGTTGATAATCGGTACATGCCGAGAGGATCAGTCTCGGGGGTTGCCGACGCTTCCTACGTGTTCTAGACCACGTATTCGGCCTGATCTTAACCAGCGAGTAATGCACTCTCTGGGGAAGATGCTGTGACCACTTCACCAAACTCATAGTTGTGCATCGCGATTCGCGATGCGTGTTTCAAAAACTCACTCGCGGAAAGGTTCGATTTGAAGTGATTGCACAACGCACAGCAAGATCGCGAGTTCTCTGGCGTATAGCCCTCGCTGTTCAAATAGCGGTCAACACCCATCCCGTTTGCCTGTGCAGGTGTGCGACCACAATAAGCGCAGTCGCCTAAGAGCCTGCGTTGAAAGTCATCCTGCGTTAGGGTGAAAGCCATCTCGCGAAGTCGTGCCCTGCGTTTGTACGCCGCGTAAACGCCGTGCGGCTTACAGAAAGAACATAGATACCGAACCGTCCTGTGTGGGCAGGATTTCCATTCGGGGTGATTACGTACCGCTTGACGTATCGCTTCCCTGTTGGCTTTCATCTTCCCCTCCGCTGAACTGTTCGGGGGCGTCAAACTCGCCCGCACAGAACTGCTTGAACGTCTCGTCATTGAACTGCGCCTGCTCAACCTGACGGCGCAGACTATCGTTCGCTGCGCGCAGGGCGCGGTGCACAGTGCGCAGGATACGATTGCTGTTGCGCAGCTTCGTCACCTCATCCTGTAAAATGTTATTTGACTCGATAAGACTATCGAGCGTGAATGTCTCCTCCGACATGTCTCCTCCTAATCCTGAAAACCTTGTGCCTCACATTGAGCAAGGGAATCTTGCAAATGACTTATGAGCCGTTCAAGGAATAAACGAGTCGCCCCGTCGTACTCTAATTCGAATCGGCCACAGTACCCTACTATGCCCTTGTTTTGGGCGGGAACCAACCCTGTCCACCGTTTAGAAAACTTCAGTGCAACCCAATTCGAATCTACCTTATATGTCTCCTCCGACATAATATCCTCCTCACTTCGCTGCGTGTGTAATTATAAACCAGAGCCCAGTCGCTTGAAGCAGGACGGAGACTATGGCACACACGGTTCTTACCCGAGCCCAATTATCTCGCATTGCTCCTCCGAAAATAGAGGGTGCCCGCTGCTACGAGCACCCTCCCACTTTTGTTACGGGCAGCGTTCTAGGTACTGCCCACTCTAGCCTCGGGTAATTAATCCGAAGATTCAAAAAATCAAGGAATTACGGTTACAATCACCTGAACATAGATGAACATGGTTGGCTCATCTTCTGCTTGGGTGTCCGTTCCGATGGTATTGTCGAAAGTCGGGAATGCGACTTCCACAATGCCAGTTCCCAGATGCAGACCTGTGATGGTGATGGTCGCATCGTTAGTGCTCGACGCAGCGGCCGAACAGACATCTGCGGAATAGCCCGCGAAGTTGCTCGGTTTGTACCATGCCGGAGAGCCCGCTGCTGGGTTGTTGTACGAATACGCAGTGAAGTTGCCCACCGGAGAGTACGAGTTATTCTTTACGTCCACCAGAGCAGCAGTCAGAACTGCGGCGGTCTCATACGTGCCTGCTGCGCTCAGAGACAGAGTAATTGCGTACTGTGCACTCGGGAAGCCGGGAGCGGTAGCAACGGATGTTGAGCCACCTTCGGTCGCGCCGATGCCCTGCCCGTTGGTACCTTGCGTGCCCGGGTGTCCAAGATTCCCGCCAGAGGGGTTCGACAGTGCCGATGTGCCTGTTCCACCAGACAGGACGACGTAAGCTGCTACGCCGAGTCCGTCGGTCGGGTTGTGCTGTGGATTGGGATTTGCCATGATGTTCTTCCTATCTGCGTTGACAATTGACGCATCGTCTGTTATGATTAAACTATGAGAAGACTCAATCTAACAGGTAAAACTTTAGACTCTGGCGTACATGTCGTGTCGCCAGCGGGCGTTTCCATTCACGGTAAAAGTCAATGGAACTGCGTGTGCCCCTGCGGGAAAGGCTTCATCGCCCTCGGGAGCGAACTCCGTAACAACCACACACGAAGCTGTGGATGCTATTCTCGCAGCGGAACCTTCGTCATCAAACATGGGCATCGTAGCATCACAAAGGGAAGCAATAAGCAGTCTCCAATGTATACGCTTTGGATAAACATGATGGCGCGATGTGCCCGCGATCCTGATTATGCAGGGCGCGGAATCACGTTCAGTTCCGAGTGGAACGATTTCAAAACTTTCTTATTCGATATCGAATCTACTATCGGACCAAAACCGCCCCTAGTTGAAGGCTATGAGCGGTATTGGTCAATAGATAGAATCGACAACGGCGGCAACTATGAAAAAAGCAATGTCCGTTGGGCGAACCCTACAGAGCAAGCCAATAATCGTCGTTGGCGACGTTGGCACAAGCGTCCTTGCTAAGCTATTGAAAACGCTCAGCTTATGGCGCTTGCAGCGTCGATTTGACGCATACGGATCGTAGTATCGGGTCCGAGCGATGTGGTAAAGTGGCAATCTGTTACCCGTCTTTCAACGGGGCAAGTCATTTCTGCTTGCCTCTGCATATTCATTTCCATGCAGATCAGACTATCGCATCACCTTTCGGTGTCTTCTCGCTTAGTCGTTCACGGTGTCTTTCGACTTCCGCCTTGTTGGCATCTCAGCTTCCAAGTCAATCAGAGAAGATTTTAATCGCGCCATATTACTAACGCGATACGAAGTCCATCCGGGAATTAACCCTTCAGGATCAGCACATATTGCTTCGTTACGACGGCTGCTGTTTGAACCGTCGGTTCAGCATTTTGAACGATGTTGCACTTGATGTTGCGCCAATCACCATCACCGTAGGTCGTGTCGTTCTGTGCGCCCAAATTGACCGCAAAGATTCCGTCATGACCGAAGATGTAGGTGCGCAGTGCGCTCAACCCAGTCACGCCCTTGTAGTTCGAGGTCTTCGTGACAAGGTTCGTCTGGAAGAAGTGAACGCCAGTGGAGGGTAACTCAATGACTTCGGTCAGGTCGACCGAAACCAGTTCGTCCATCCGAGCCTGACCCACGGGGGTGTGCTTCAAGATGTCGATGGGGCTGTCGTTGCTGTTGTCGGCCAGCACGTCGCCAAGGGCGAACGGGTGGATGACCCCAACGAATGCCTTGCTTGCTTCGTCGAACGGACGCACGGAGCGACCCGCCAGCGACTGAACGCTGTTACGGATTTGGCTCAGGGACAGTGCCGTGAACGAAGAGCTGGAAGTGGCGGCCAGTTGTGTCAGCACGCTTGCGTCGATGCTGGATGCACCGTCTGCTGTTGCCCGCACCAGTGCGCTCAGCGACTCGCCCAAGCGATAAGACATTTCCTTCGCAACGTTCTCGACGGTCTGGTCGATGGAAGTGGCCAGAGACAGCGAGGAGAAGTTAGCGTAGTCTGCATCAAAATTGTTATGGATGCCGAGATCACCCTCGGCTCGCTCTGCATATCACCATGCAGTTCAGACTCTATCTTTACGACACGGGAGTGTCGATGTTTGACATATTAGTCGTTGGGGATTCCACATCATCATACTGGTGGAGAGTTTTCATCGTCTCCCACAGTTGATTACGCCGTTCAGGGTTTTCGACACCCATCATGCGGACGTATTCAAGAGCCGTCAAAGCCTGCTCTCTCTTAATTAACAGGTACGGTAGGATTCCAAGAAGAAAGGCTTCTACTTTCTTGTGTCCCCCTAGGCAAGACCACTTAAAGCATTGTCTCTTTCCTAGTTTCCCCAGTGGAGTCTCGTAAAAATCTCCACCGAAATACCGAACCAACCATCGCATCAAACGTTGAGACGTATTGACTACCGAAATCTTCAGATTGTAATTGTAGTAGGGTGTGCCGATTTTAGTCTCAGCGCTCACTCTGCTAATGCAAATGCAACCTTCGCAGTCAACCGCCATCGCAGCCATCGCGAGTTTGGTTTTGTCCTGTGTAATTATCATGTGGTCTTTCCTCCGTCTCTTCTGAGACTATCAGAGATTGACGGATATAGTCAAATTTAAACAGTGAGCGACAGATTCACTCACCGATAGTCGCAGTCGTGGTCAGCACGGACACCGACAATGAGGAACCAACAGTTCCTTCACTTGTCTGGTTGGTGTTCGCAGCCAACGGCACATACATGAACCAAATCATGTGCTCGACTTCAACTTACGAGACATTCATGTTTATAGAATCTCGTACTGGTTTCCGGAGTTCTTGGGAAGATCGAGGCGTTCAGCGCACGCAACAAACGGCGTCTGGGCCTTGAGGTTCTCGCGGAACCGTTTATCATACAATGTGTTTAGACTAAATCCGAAAGTTACTCGGAACCCTGATTCACATCAGGTGTGCTCTCTTGGTCGCCCAAGAGTTCAGACTCTCTCATCAACATCTCACCCTCAGGTGCGATGCCGTTTAGCGTATTAGTCGTTACGGATTTTTCTCCCCGATTCAGTCGGCTACATTTGGCAGCGAGTTCTCTTCGAAGTTCTGGGGATTTTACTTGATCCCCAATTCGCAAAAACTCAAGAGCGAGTTTTGCTTGCTCTTTCTTCACTACCAGATACGGCAGAACCCCCAGAAGAATCTTTTCTCGATTCTTGCTGCCAGATGGGTGCCAAGCGTACTGTTCTTTGCTTGACTTGATTAATCCTGTCTGTTTGGTTCTCGTATAAAACTTCCCACCGAAGTTCGCCACAAACCACTTCATCAAAACGATGGAAGTGTTATAGACTACAACTTGAAGCGAACAGTGATTAGGTTGTTTACTATCTGAAGGAGTTACATACATACAGATAGTGCCTTCTGCATCGAGCATTGCGGCCATATACGGCCATTTATTGCTCATAAGAAACCTTTCCTCGGTATTGTCTCATCTCTGAGATGTTCACCGATTTAGCTAAATTTTAGAAGTACCATGTTGTTAATACTTTACCGTGGACTGGGGCAAGTTGGAAAGCTGATTGCCCGATGGAGAGAATGACATTGTGTCACCTTTCTAGTTAGACATTGGCGCGTGCTCGGCGCTTATCCTCTGCCTCTTTGGACAGACGATTGACCAGATTCTTGAAGTCAGGATTTCTCATGTTCTTCTTGTATTGGTCGCCAGACATCGCATCAATGTCAGCAAGAGTCAAAGAATTGGCCGTCGTGGATGCTACCCCACTGGCTGAAGACACTCGGTCGTTCAAGCCTGACGGTACTTGACTATGTCGCTTTGGTTGCACTGGCGCGGGCTCGTTAATCCGAACGGGCGGCACCACTGGCTCCTGCGCTTGCGGAACCACAGACTCCACGGGCACGACCGCTTGCGGCGGTGGCACGGGCACCTGTTGCATCACAGGTGCTTCGAGCAGAAATCCCTCTGCCCGAAGTTTCGAACTCGCTAGGTTGAAGTTATCGACAGTTGGTGCTAGCTGGTTCTTGAACATCCAATCTGTCAGAGTTGTCGCGTTCTCTTTGTCTGTGGCATTATCGCCAGTCAGGAAGTTCGTGTCCTTCGAGAACATCAAAAAGTTTTCTTTCGCGCGCAGTTGGAGGATATCCATCTGCTGCTTGTTGAGCGTGTCGCGCAGTTGCGCGGGCGGGATGCCCACGGCGGATTCAAGCAGACGATCCCGTGCGGAAGCGAACTTCTCGGGGTCGTTCAAGTCCTGGGTCAACTGGAACCGCTCGTCGGCGGTCAGGGGCTTTTCCTTGAACTCAACCGCGCCGGTGAATCGCTCGGCGTCAGTCGGGAGCCCTGCGGTCGGCTGATTGAGCCGTGCTTCGCGGGAGACCTTCCGTAGCTGGCGCAGGATGCTGTTGTTCTGTGCGACCAGTTTCGTCGTCAGTTCATCCGGCGTGCGGTACTTGATGACCTGCTTGCCGCCCATCGGACGGTTGAACTCGTCCATTGGCTGGTACTCGTACACGAGTTCCGGCTGTTCGACAGGAACGACTTGCGCTGGCACAACAGGAACGACTTGTGTTGGCACAGGCGAGTGGTCGGCGGTGCGCCGAATCTGCGGCTGTGATACCGTCGTACGGTCAGGCATCGAAGGGTCAACGGACTCGCCTTCGGGCTGGGCTACGGGAGCCACGGGCGCACTCTTCAGCAGAACATCAACCTCTGCACAGAATGCAGGGTCTTCTAATTTCTTGCGGTAGTCCGCACTCGGCATGTTGTCCAAATCTTGTAGTGTCAAACTCATAACTCCTCCTAGTTGTGATCTTCAACGGGCGTAGCGAACTCATCGGGATACAGCGGAACCTCGGGATTGTTCGCTTGACCAATGCCCGATTGGTTGTAGGCGTCAATCGCGGTCAACTCTGCGATGCGCCCCATCACGCCCGAGTAGAACATCGAAGCGTACTTCACCATGCGATGGGCTTCCAGCACAGCGGCGTCATCACTGTTGAGGTTCAACAGCTTGATATTCATGAGCCGAATTTCGTCCTCCATCAACCGTTGAAGGATGTCAAAGAACTCTTGCTTGACGACCGATGCGAGAATCGCGATGCTTCTCTCGTCCAACTTGAACGAAGGTTTGAAGACGTTCGTCCCGTCTGTAGGCTTAATCATGGTCTCCTCCGAAAAATCTTTGCCTCGCCCCCTCGCGGGTCGGCTGGGCGTCGAGTCGAATAGGCTTCGACGGGCTTTCGAAGGGCACGTCTTAGGTGCCCCTCATGTCTTAAACTACGGTCGGAAGTTGACCTTGGATGCCGCCCGCGCTCGGTTCACCTTCTACAGCTTCCGACATCCCACTCGCCTTAGCCGCTTCCCGCGTGATGTCCCGCTTGATGCGATTGTCCGACGCTTGGTCTTCCAGTTCCTGTTTCTGTGCGAACTTCTGTTGATCGCCCTGCTGCTTCGCTTGCATTTGCATCTGCATCTGGGCGGCTTTAGAGTTCGCGTCGCGTTTCTGTTTCATCTGTGCTGTCATCGGCTTGATGATGTCGTTCTTGTTCTTCCACTCCGAGGCTTCGAGCCACATCGTGATGATGGGCTTGTAATCGATGTACTCCTCGTTGATGTCAGCGAGTGATTGCTGAATCTGTGGGTTGTCGAGAATCTGCGTCAACATGACCATCGACTGCGCCATCGTTCGCTTTGCAGCGAGAGACGAACCAGCCAAGACCTCGTACTCGATTTGAGCGTTGTGGAAGTCCTGAAGATTGAAGTCGCTCAGGAAGTCTCCACCCTGCTCTTTACCGAGGATGTGATAGATCGCCGCGTCCGACATGACGTTGAATACGATCTTGTCGATAACCGCGAGAAATGGTTTGAAGACCTGCTCGATGAAGTTGTCGAGAGGGCCGTCCAGCCGTGTTGCGCTTGCCCCAGCAAGGATATTTGCGCCGCCTGCCGTGCGCCCCATTGAGGAGCGTGGTCCAGCGGAACTTCCCTGCACGAGCATCTGGTCTGCGCCAGACGAAGACTCGGTAGCCTGCTCGGACTCTTTCAGAGCCGCCCAGATATCAGACGGCATCTTCGGGGTTTCCAGCAGCTTGTAAGACTTCTCGACATCCGTGACGGACATGATTTTACCGAGGCCAGTGCGGATAGTCTGCGTGGGTGCGTTGTCGTCCCTATTGCGCAGATAGATCGGATTAACTCCGTAGGAGAGGATTTTGAGAATCGCGTTGATGGTGCCCTGGTCGACACGCTGGTTCTGTCCAACGATCAGCCCAAGCCCCATGCCGTAGAATGCGCGCGGTCTGTTCCACCAGTTCGCACTGAGGAACGGAATCTGTCGAAACTCGTTCTTGCCGCAGAAGATGACTTTTTCTTGGTTGAGGACCATGATCTTGCGCCCTGAATCCCAATACTCCAGAATTTCCAGTTTGACCCGATGCGGATCGGGACTGGACTGGACGTTATTTCGCTCTGCGTGATGGACGACGCCCTCGATGTAGGTCGCCTGCTCCGTCTCCAGAGTCTGCGCCTTCGGAGGGTTAGTCCAGATGGCGTTCATCTCTTCGAGGGAAGGAAGTTTCCAACCCTGAATCGCGTCGCCCTCTTCGCCGTCTTCTATAGCTTGGTCAATCGCCTTGCGCAGATCGTTGAGTTGATACCAGTCCATGTAGCGGACATCGACCACCCATCCTGCTTTGCGAATGTCTGACACGCTCAACTGTGGGTCGACTAGAACCTTGTCTAGCGGACGCCACTCGAAGAATGGGATCGGAATCGTCTTGGTGTCCTGCGTGATATCAGGTGGATCGTCGGTCGGCAGAATCGTGGTCTCGCCAACCGTCGCATCATCCCCGTGGGGAATGCTCAGTGTTGTCGCCTTACGTTTGTAAGTGACAATCTCTTTCCAGTCGTAGCCCCACTTGAAGATGCTGGTGCCCAGATGCGCCATCTGCTCAAGGCCCCATTTAGTCTGAGTCTTGAACTGGCATTGATCCATGACAAACGAAAATATCGCTGTCTTCGCGTCAATGACCTTCTGGGTTGTGCCCGGACGTGGGCGCAGGAGCATCGGCGGGTCGTCGTAGAACAGACCCTTGTAGAGTTGCGGCACAACAGCGTTGCAAACTTTTGCGACGGTAAACCGCTGGACGTTCGGCGTGAGAATATCATGTATGTTAGCTTACGATTGATTTTTCGTAAGATCGGACTATCGCATCATCCCGAAGGATGTCTTCTTGTTTAGTCTCTACTGCTGCCCGACTTCCGTCTGCTTGCAGTCTGTTCCCATCTCAGGGTTCAGCTTGATTAAAGAAGATTCGCACTCCCGCATTTCGGCGGGGTGCCCCACTCTTTTGAGGTATTCTCGTAAACTTCCATCGGTCGAGGAGATTGATATAACAGCATCTTGTTACTGCCGTAGCAGGACGAATCATTTCTGTTCGTCTCATACAGTTTGGATTCCCGTATGCTCGGACTATTGCATCACCTTGCGGTGTTCATTCGCTTAGTCTCTCAGCGTCCCGTGCGGGTTCGCCCTCGTTGGCATCACAGCGTTCGAGTCAATCAGAATGAATTTTAAGCCGACCTGTATGTTAATCGGCATCTCTCCACAAAAGTGTCCATTGTTTATTCGCAATGAATGCTTTCGCGAGATTGGCGCTCTGCACTACAAGCGCGAGGTCTTTATCAACCATCTTCAACTCACCGTCTTTACTAAAGTCCGCAGCCGTAATCAGTGCGCTGGGATTCCCATCAGGGATGATTCCAACGCCGTCAGTGACTGGGGTATCAGGCATTTGCCCCCCTTGATTTTCGTTCAGCCCATCGCTTCTTCATGTTCTCGCTTAGTCTCCTGCGGTGCTCAACAGAGCGTGGGGGCTTCTTACAACCCGCTTGCCCTGCTCTTAAAGCCGCGATATGCTCTGGCGTTAGCGTCTTTCCTTTTTGACCGGCGCTAATTTTCTCACTCCAAGTCACCCTTCGACCCGTCATGATTTCACGCATGTAATTTCGCCAATCCCCCGCTTTCTACTGCGGTAGGTTCTGGCATGCAGCCTTCCTTCTAGCGTGAGCAGCAGTCGCCGCTTCGCTCATGTGTCTTCGATGTTCATCAGAAAACGGACCAACCTTTTTGCCCATTCTCACCTTGCTTAATTTCTCTCGATGTTCTAATGACTTTGGTTTCCCTAAACTCGCTAGCCTCATCTTTACTTTTGTTTCTTCCGAATGATGACGCCCCCGCCATATCGCGGCGAGTTTCTCTCGATGTTCAGGAGTAAAAACTTTCTGATATCCAAAAGACCCACCGCCGCCAGCCGCGATGTTGTATCCGATATCTCTCTTTTGAGTTTCAAGAGTACGAATGAAGAATTGCTCCAACTTGTCCGCTTGCTCTTTATCAAGAGCATTCACAAGAAGTCGAATCACAAAATTTTCAGCCCCGTGCTTACGAATGGCGTTATATAGATGAGGCTTTCGATCTTCGCCTTTTAACAGAGCCCGAGTGATATCAGAGCGCAGATACCTATCCAACTTCTGGATAGTTTGCCCGATATAAATCTTCCCGTTCGCCGTGTTCTGGATAGCGTAAACGTGCATAAGGCTTTTCTCCCCCATTTACAGTCTATCACACTAGCGAACAAAAGGCAAATCAACCAAACAATTCGCCAAGCGGGTCTTGGGCCGCCTCGTATGCATCTTGTGCTGCCTGCTGCGCCAGTTGGTCGTGCGCCATGTCAGGGAACTCCAGCGCGGCGTTCTGGATATTCGCGTTGAACCGCGAGTACTTTCCGTCGCCGTACGTCTGGTCGTGGAAGAGTTTCATCCTCGGGTCGAGAACATAATCAGATGAGGCCGATGTCATCCTGCCTTCAATCTCTGCGTATGCCCCGAACTGCTGGACGAGGATAGCCAGCGCGTCCACGATGTCATCGTGCGTGCTTGATGCTGTTCCGAACTTCGAGAGTTCGTCGTAGAGGTCTTCTAGACCTGGGCATGTGTTGATAAAAAGCAATCGCCCGTCTCCGAGTAACCGAAGGACGGGGCCCGCCTTGACCTTCTTCGAGTTCGTCTTGTTGCCCTGACCGAGCGGGCACATCTCAATCGGGACGCGCACTTTCAGCTTGTCCATCTCGCGGTAGACTTCACGCTGGACATACTTCTCAGCCTTGCCCGTGTCCTCGATGCAGATGCGCTTCGGACGCCATTGGAGCGCGGTCGCGGCGATCATCGCAGGGAGTTCATATTCGTTGAACTTCCCGCGCTTCATGTCTATAATGTAGAATCTCCCGCCGTAGATGAGCGCGGTGATGATGACCGTATAGTCCGCCCAACTCTTCGTGGAATAGGCTGTGTCTACGCAGGTCACAATCAGGCCCGTTCCGGGCAGTTCGACCGCGTTCACAGTGCGCCGCACGAGGAGTTCCCTCGGGAACTTGATGACGTGCATCTGGGTCGGGTCGTTCAGATATTTGATCGCGAAGTATGGGTCGTTCCGTCGCTTCGTGTTGAGGAACTGATATGTCAACGAGTGCGGATTGCCCTGCACGTTGAACCAGTAGCCGTAGTCTTGCTCGGTCATCTCCTCGGGAATTTTGCCCGCCTGCTTCGCCGCTGCGGTCGGCCACCAAGCCGCACGGATGTAAATCTTCGTCGGGAACTCTTCCCCGTCTTCCGCGTACTTCTTCTCGTTCTTGATGATGAGGCCGTAGACATCCTCAGCGTCGTACCACGTCCCGATGAGGTCGTAGAACCCATAGGGATGGAGCATCGCTTGGTTGATCGAAACCTGCTTGTTGATGTTCTTCATCCGATCAACGGTCTGGGAGTTTTCGTTGGTGACTACGTCGTCGAGTTTCAGCACGCCGACGTGCCAGCCTGTCAAGTTCTGTTCAATTGATGCCGCGAATACTGTGGGTTCTTTCAGAACGACTGAAACCGCAGGGGTCTGGTACTCGGAACTCTTACCATCGTCCGTCGGTATGCAGTGCTCAGGAAAGAGAATCTGAAACACGCTCGGCAGATCGTCCGACATCGTGCGAGGGTGGAAGTCTTTCTTCTCGCCCTCTTCGAGCGTGAAGTGCCCCTTGATCTCGCCCACGAAATCATTAGCGAGGGCGAGCACACCAGTCAGCACGAGGATGGTCACTTCGGGCCAGTTGATGATGTACTGGACGCAGTCGGCCATATCCATCGAACTCTTGAAGCCGCCACGCGGGACGAGCAGAAGGCGTTCCTTCTTCTCGATGTAATTTGTGGCGAAGCCCTTGAATGTCTTCTGGGTGGGGTCCTTCCGCACGAAGAACGCGTTGCAAATACTCTCGTGAATCGTGTGAACCGTGCCGTCTATCCAGACGTACTCTTGGTCGGACATGTCGCTGTAGGTTTCCAGCAACTTGCACAACGCGAATAGGTTAGTCTGGGCCATGAAGCGATAGCGCGCCATAGCGGCGGCGTCGTTCAGCCCGTACTTTTGACAGACAGTAGCGACCTGCACTTGCTGGTCTGGCGTGAGCCGCAGAAAACTGGCCGTTGCCTGCGTCTGAATCCAGTCGGGCGATTTGTCCCTAAACTGGTAGGTCTTGTCGAGGAGATGTTTTTGATACCACGTTTCTAACGCTGTGATCTGCACATCTCCTCCGAACTTATTTTCGTCCAGCGGCGGACATCTTTGCCATCTTCGCTGCGCCG